GCCGCCATTTATTGTAACAGTGACCGTACCATTTGTAAGTGATATCTGGCCGCTGCCATTCATTTCTACAGTCGATGTTCCGTCTGTAATAGTAATTGGCTCGGTGCCATCACCAGTGACAGTAAATGCTGAACATGTAAATTCGCTCGGTACTGGATCTTCACATGGTATAACTTGAAATTTAGATTTGACTTCGATTGTAAATGTGTTTGCTGGATAGTCTACGTCATATTCACAATCAGGTCCATCAGGTACACCACCACCGGCACCACCACCTGAAACGCCCTTCGCATTCTTTAATGCTTGTAAGTCTGCAGCGAGTTGATTCGCATCAGCTTGCATTTTCTCTGCGAACTTGACATAGTCTACAGCACCGTTTCCAATCTCAGCTGCTGTCGCTGGTGTATAAAGAGACGTATTAGATGATGTCTCATTACCATATTCTGCAGTGTTCGCGACAGGTATTTCTATTTGTGGTATTACGTAAACAGCAGGTGGTTTTGTCTGCGGGCCTATGGCTTTTGGTCGAGAACCACCTTTTACAAAACCACCACCAGTTGTAGAAACAGTAGTAGGATAATATGCTGTGAATGTACCTGGCGGTGAAGTACCAAGACCCCAGTTTCCAGCGGGTCCGTATGAACCAACATGACCTACACTAACAATTGTTTTTGTGCCAGTCTGTTCTCTATCAATTGTACTTTTGCGACCACCAACTGGTTTACCACATTGTGTACAATTTTCACATTCTGGTGAATTAGGTGCCCCGCAATTTGCGCAATCTGCCATTATCTATTCCTATGTTGCTGGTACGTCGATGCCTGCAAGTAGATCAACACTACTTGATAAGCTGTCTACTGAACCTTCGATATCGTCTACAGTATTCAGTAGATTATCAACCTGACCTTCTACCGTTTCAGACAATTCTTTTATTTCATTAAATCCAAGTTGATCAAGCGCCTGATCTTTCAAACCTTCGTATATGCCAATTGCTTGATCATATAATTCGATTGCTCCAGCCATGAGCTCATCCATCACATTCTGAAGAGTATTACGAACTAGATTAGTAATACATGTAGCTAATCGAGACGCAGCTGCAGCAACAGCGCCGACTAAACCAGCGAGAGCGCCTGCTAACTGTGCAATGTCAATCGCTAGTTCGATGGCCGCAGAGATAGCTGGTTCCGCCATACCCAGCACTACCTTTTTCGCCCACTTCAAAATCTTAAGAGGATCAGAGGGTAGAGAGAGGATAGGTGCGTAGTTAGACATCAATGAAGAAATCTCTGATACCTTACTTTTAATGATATCAGTGACAACCTTCATGTGTTCCTCAACAAGCAACTCTAATCGCTCACAACTGAATTCACCTGGAATGGAGGTCATCACGCCATCAGGGGGTCCCGGCTGTTCTACCATTGTAACACCGGTAGCAGCTTCGAGTTCTTGCTGCATCGCCTTGAGACGTGCTACTGTAGTTGATACTGACATGATATTACCTTAATTATTTGTGATATCTGTTACGATACCATTTGTGACTGTTACCGTTGTACCGTTCAAACAAGTGAACGATCCTGATACGGCTTTTTCTGTACCTAAACCATCTGATGTATATAATGGACCAAGAACTGTTGTACTTGGAGCATTTAGAGTAATACCCATTTTTGAGTTCATTACTAATTCATTCTCTGCGTCGAGTACAGCAAGCCGATTGAAGTGCATCAATGTATTACCGACAACATCTAATCCGTAATTGCCTTGAGTTTTCAAAGCATAATCATTACCAACAAATGTTGCCATCTTCTTATTTACATCAATGAAATAACTTCCTTCGTCTTCTTTTGTTCTTTTTCTTTCATCTTTTGGTTTCTTACCAACGGCCAAATATAGACAATCGCCTGTCGTCTGTCTCGTTGTGCCTTTGACATCGAGATTATATGTCCAATTATCTTCTGCATTAATCAGACGAGCGTCTTCACCTTTCGGTTCGTAGCCAACGTTAAACCATGCAGACATCTTGACGTCTGTATAAAAGTTAGTCGAGTCGAGATCTGTATATTGTCTTGCCTCGTCGAATGGTTTCCAACCGATTGTATTGAAATAAGACGACTTAATATCGAGATAGTAGTTGTAGATGTCTTTTGATTCTTGTATGACACGACCTTCTTTATCACCATCTTCATTGTCGAGTGGAATCCAACCGAGAGATGTCAATTGGTTATTAGCTATCTCAACAAAATGGTTTTTCTCAGAATGGACAGGCATTTCTCTGGCTTTCTTCCATGTCCAGCCAACAGACATTTGTACGTTATTAGCAACGTCTGTAATAAAGTCATATTTTCTTGTTTCAGGTAAACGCTTAACTTTCTTATCTGCATTTTCTCTGAATTTTGTTTCTTTGTCCCACGAATCTTCTATCTGATAACGAGCTGACTCACCGCTTAATTCGTTATTTGCTGTTCTCGGATAAAAGCCAACAGCAATATAAACAGTATTAGCAACTGTTTCTATATGATTATTGCCAATACCAATCGTAGTATTGTTTGCAATCTCAGTCTTCTCAGATGCTCCTACGTAATGCTCTCTATTTTCTAAAGCAATATTATATTCGTTAGAATATGTTTTACGTACTCGTCTGCCTTCATACGGTGGATGTATGCCAACCGTATGATCCTTCATTGGCTCTTGCCAACCTAGCATTGTTTCAGGATACTCACCAGGTAGACCATCTCTCCACGGTGTAGCACCTTGTATGTTGTTAGATATTTCCTCGTATGATCCTGATCGATGCCACCAGTGTACTCTCTCGTGACCTTCAGTATCATCTATCTCAAACGCATGACCTGATTTTGTTGTATGTACAGTGTTAAAAGGATATTTTGTATTGTAATCAGATGCAGGTTCCCAAACGAGGTTCATCAATCCTTTCTTATATCCATCAGGATTTGCAGCTGACTTATGTTTCGGCAACATTTGTCCGCCTTGTTCAGGCTCTGTTGCGAGTGGATATTCTTGTCCTTTCGGATGGTTGAGATCTCGTTCTTGATCTTCGTGCCAACCTTTCGCAAGTGCAGATACATCCATGTAATCAAACATAGGACCTTCAGGCGGTTTGACTTGTAGCATTTCGCCAGTCGCATCGTCTGTCGGTGGTTCAGGATATAAAGAATCTTTATGATAGGTAGAGAAGATGACAGGAATATTGCCTTCTTGTCCATCTAAGTAAAAACCAAACACGTAAGTACCAACTGCAATACCTGTCGGTGATGTACCGACTGCATCAATCCAAAATGGTGTAGGATATTCTTCTAACTCGACTATCTTACGATAACTTAGCGAAGCAGATTGAATAGAAGACAGCGGCCACGCCCACAACAAATCATCATCAGTAATACCGTATGATTTTTTGACTTTACCCAGATCACCAGTTTGATCGTGCAAGACTCGAATCTTTACACGACCAAGATAACGCTTATACTTCTCTTCTTCTACGGGATCAAGCTCAACGACTCGACCCATAAACCAATTGAAGTTATCACCTAAACTATAATAAGCCATATATTATCCTAGTGGTCTGCCATATTGATTAGGCTTAGACACATCCATAATTAAATAGTGTTCAAAACGACCTTGTTGTGTTTTTTGACACACATGTTTTAGATTAGTCACAATATAATTCTGTGAGAATACTTTATTTTGCGGTCGAGATCCAGTTGTACCTGATATGACAGGCAACTTGAGTTTGACTACATCGCCTACTCTCATATCAGTGTCACCATATGTTCTGAATCTCACACCATATTGAAACATTCTTGGTGTAAATCCTCGACCCCAATGAATATTCTTATTGTGTTCCATTTCAGGTCGAGTACCATCTTTGATTGCCATTCGAGTTACACCTGGCATTTCAGTTGTAAAGCTGTTATAATCACCACTGTTGAAATCATTTGATGCATCTGTCTTCTTAAATGAACCATGATGCGCGGGATTAATATACTCTTCCATATCGTAATATGTACCGCGATGTAAATCAAGTTCTCTGATTTGAGTATACATTGCACCTTTCATTACTTTATCAATCGAACTGCCTTGTGTTGTCGTCTCATACGCAAGGATATTTCTTGCGTTAATGACTTTCTCATAATCAGCAATACGATTAGCTGTATCAGCAACAAACGTTTTGCCTTCAGCACCACCTTTTCTCTCGTCGATTAACTTTTCTACGGTTGTGAAGTGGTATCCTTTATGATCCTGATAGAATACAAAGACAGATGATATATTACCTTCAGCAGATACTGCTCTCTCTTTAATCAGATCTACGACCTGAAACGGCCTCTTATTATTGACTACGTAATCAAACTTACCTTTTGTAGATTCGATAGTTTGTAATGATTCTTCTGCACCGAGATCTGTTTGAATCACTTCAGCGAGGGCTTCATGATACTTTTTATCTTTGTATCTTTTAGTGTATACTTTAAATGTGTTTTTGAGAAAGTCTTTCGTCGTGCAACGTAGTATATAAGAACGAAGATTAGATTCGTCATTCGTCCTCATCGCTTTTACACCTTCGATAAAGAACTTATAGTTGCACACCCCTTTTCCCGGTGTCTGTATGCCTACTTCAATGAGTTCTTCACCACCCATTGGATATTCGTTAGGTAGGTCAATACCTTCCGCAAGATAAAAGTCAGCAGTGATTGTATGATTATCGAGAGACTCGACTATCTCCATTCGCCTAACTTGATTATGTATATTAAGATTACCGCTACCATTGAATTTTTTTAAAGAGATCTTTTCTCCTACAACGATAACCTCACCAGCATCTTTTGCCTGCATTATTTCATCAACTCATCTAATTGTAGGTTAACAGTTTCAGCATACGAATCTTCAATCAAGAAAATATCGCGTCGTGCTTCGTTCGCATCATCTTCGAGATCGTAATAAGAATACTTAGAAAAATATATTTGTTCGTCGATTGGTATGACATCTTTTAAAACTGTACGCGTTGTATAATCAAATTCAATAGTTACACCTGACTCATCACCAACTGCACTAAAGTTTGCACTTGCATCCCAACCACCTTCGATATGCTGAAACGTTACGTAACTAGTATTTGCAGATGCGACAGTAGCAGAATATAAGTCTTTCGTATCTTTTATAATTTCACCCTTAGTAAAGGTATTAGATACTGTGCTCGTAAATGAGAATGACATGATTCTGTTTGTCGAAGCATACATCTCGTCTGTATTTCTTGTATAACCGATAAGACCGAGAGGACCATACTGTGGAGACCAATACTTCTTGCGGTCTCCATCGAGAACAGCATAACCGTCTGTACTTAACAACGTGTCATCGCCTCTATAGTTATTACGATAAACAGCTGTTTTTAATTTAGCTAAACGCAGAGATCCATATTTCTTTTTAATAGTGTTCTCAAAGTCTTCATAATCGAGAACAACATCATGATATGGATCGATAATATCATTTGTATGATATATCAACCAATCTAAATCTACATCACGATAATAGTCATGCGCTAGTGTTTCTATTCTTTCACCTGATTGCGCGCTGAATGAATAGAATGCCGTATAAAAGTCTCTGATTTTATTGTTAAAGTCTACACGACGACAGATATTGAGAGCAGGCACATCATTATAGATCGTGATAGGAAACTTTTGAAAATACTGTGTTCTCTCTGACATCTGATTAGCCTTCTGACTGATTAATAAATGCTTCTACTTCTTGAAATGACATTTGACAACGAACAGAAACAGGTTTACCGTTAACAAAGAAAGCCGAAGTACCTTCGCCTGTAAAGTTAATGCTAAAGTTTTTGACAGCGCAACGTCTAAATTTACCCCAACCTTCATCATCTGGCGCCACTCTCGGTTGTAATAAATCAGGATAATCCATAAATGTGCCGCCATTCTTAGGCAATATATGTTTCTTCAGCTGTTTCAATACTACACCAAGTGTTGCGGCTTCTATTTCTGATCGAGGTACAAAATGCCAAGTCCATTCAAACTGCCGTAAATCAACACCTTTAAAGAACACAGTCGGATGTGGATTAGGAATAGTACCGGCAATTGCGCCTGCTAAACCACCTAAAACTGGTTCACTTTCTACTAATGTAGTAAACGCAGCATGCTTTGCAACCCTCGCTGCATCTTCGGCTAAACCATCAGATGTGATTCCACTGACAAGGTTACTTACTTCCATATCAGCAATTTTCTTATTTAACTCATTTTGTGCATTACTAATTGCAGTAGCTGCAGAACCTGTTTGCGCTAACTCACCCAACATACCTGTATCTCTTTCTTCGAAACGAACAGAATGATATACGTTTAAGTTTTCAGGCAATGGGAGTTTAAAGATAGAAGTCGATGAGATACTGCCTTGACCAAATGGTGCACCACGACTATAAGTTAAAAATTCTAATTCAACCCATGCTGGTGATTGTGTTGTCAAATCAGGTGGATATACAATTCCGTTATACTGATAATCTTCTTCACCTAACAGTACATCTTTACGCTCTTGTATTTTTTCTTCTACACTTTTCGGATATGGATTTGGTACACGATTTTTAGCTTCGTTCAAATCAGGAATTTGTTTACGTTGTCTCTGCGCAAGAGGTATCTTATCATATACAGTTGAATTGATTGCACCTGTCAGTGTTTTCTCAGCCGTCCTGATCACAGCGCCTGATCTTTCTAGCTTTGCAGCAATATTAGCACCAATTTCCATTGCAGATTTCTGCGTAGGATTAATTCGCGTGACAGTTTGACTTACATCTCCACCACCCGCACCGGGTCGTTGAGTAACTGCACCACCAAGATTCTTGATAGCGCTTAGCTGAATACGTTCGAGGGAGCTATACTTTTCTTTCAGCTGCGATGCAACTGGTCCAACTCCGTCGACTGTTGTTTTTTCTGCCATGAGAATTCCTATAAATAGATAAATGGCTAAGACTTATAAAGGTGTCTTTAAACCTAAAAATCCGAAAAAGTATCGAGGTGATTCCGCCAACATTATTTATAGAAGTCGGTGGGAACTATTCTTCATGCGCTATCTCGATAACGAAAAAGGTGTGTTAGAATGGGCAAGCGAAGAACTTATCATTCCGTACAGATCACCGATAGATGGCAGAGTACATCGTTATTTCCCAGATTTTTGGGTCAAGAAGATCAATCGCGAAGGTAAAACTGATACGGTGGTAGTTGAGATCAAACCTCATAAAGAAACCGTAGAGCCCACTGCGCAAAAGAAACTTACTAAAAGGTATTTATACGAAGTGAAGACATGGGGTGTAAATTCTTCGAAATGGAAAGCGGCTAATAAATATTGTGAAGAGAGAGGATGGGATTTTGTGATCCTTACTGAAAACGAACTAGGATTAAAATTCTAATGGCAACATATATCTTTCAAAAAATTGCAGATGAAGGCAAAGCAGAAGGTATAGAAGCTGGATCTGAAGATGCACGAGATTGGTATCGTGATAAAGCATCATCAATCAAAAGCGTAAACACTCGACGTGAGCTGAAAAACAGAGCACGTACTTATAATAAGCTTGTTGATATGGATGTAGGACGTATGTATATGTTTATGTACGATCCTAAACATAAAGAAAAATTGCCATACTATGATATGTTTCCTCTTATCTTTGTACTTGAAAGATACTCAGATGGTTTTCTCGGTATGAATCTACACTATCTTCCTCCTATCTTTAGAGCAAGATTGATGGATAAGTTATATAGTATCGAGAGACAGGATAATTTACGTGAGTCGAAAAAACTACGATTAAGTTATGGTTTTCTCAACTCTGCCGCCAAGTATAAATACTTTAGGCCTACGGTCAAAAGGTATCTAACTAATCAAGTTCGTTCGAGATTCTTGTGGGTACCTTACGAAGAATGGGACACCGCCCTCATGCTACCAACACAGAGATTTAGAAAGAAGCAACAGAGTGTTGTGTGGCGAGATTCAAAACAATTTATTCAGAGAAATTAAAATGGGCTTCAACGTCGACTCATGGAAATCACAGATTAAGGATAGTCTACCAGCAAGTCAATACGAGCTGATAGTAAATCCTCCCGGCGGGGGTGGAGAAGAAATTCTAATACGTACTGAAACTGCATCGATGCCTGGTGTTGGATTTCTGTCTGTCGATAACTTTTCTCCATACGGAAATGGCCTGATCTATAATGTACCTTATAGATATAATCCGCAAGAAGTTACGATGATGCATACAGTCGATGAGAATGCAAACATATACGCAGCTTATCGAGAATGGGCAAATCAGATTGTTGACTTAGATGGTGCTGATAAGTATGGTGCAAAGTTTTTAATGGATTATGCGGTCGATATGACATTGATTGTCTATAATCGAACTGGTGCTACGGCAAAAACAGTTAAATTTATTGAAGCGTTCCCGATGGTAGTTGAACCTGTTCAATTAGGTTGGGGTCAACACGATGAAATAGCAAAAATATCTGCAAATTACAGATTTACACGATTCGAAGTTAGTTAATGGAGTTACATCATGGCTTTACCAAAGATTAGTAGTCCTACATTTGAGACTACTTTACCATCAACAGGCGATAAAATTTATTATAGGCCGTTTTTGGTACGAGAAGAAAAAATACTTCTCTTAGCGAAAGAAACAGGAGAAACAAACGAAGTATACAAAGCGATTAAGCAGGTTATTAATAACTGCATTATGCATGATTCATTTGATATCGATAAGTGTGCTACGTTTGATTTAGAATATTTGTTTATTAAGATCAGAGCAGTATCGGTTGGAAACGTTGTCAAGTTTAAAGTAACTGATAGTGATGACGGTATTGAGTACGATTTAGAATTAGATTTGAATGAAGTCGAAGTCATCAAAGCAGAAGACTATTCAAATAAGCTTGAGCTCGATGAAAATATTGGTTTGATTATGAAGTATCCTTCTCCTGCTGTTTCAGATAAGATTAAGGATATGACTGATCTCACTGAGATTACATATGAATTGATTAAGTCGTGTATTGATGCTGTATGGGACGAGAATGATGTATATCCATGGGATCAAGAGCCAGTAACAGAACAAGATCAGTTTTTAGAAATGCTACCGGTTGATCATTACAAAAAGGTTAGCTCGTTCTTTCAAAACATGCCAAAGATTGAGCATGTCGTAGAGTACGAAAACAGTAACGGTAAAAAGAAGAAGGCAGTTTTTAGGAATCTAAACGATTTTTTTATGTTGGGCTGAGTTATCTCGACCTTTATTCTCATTATAAACTTACGTTTAATTTGACTCAGTATCACCCAATCACGATTCCTGAAATAGAGAATATGATACCTTTCGAAAGAGAGGTATGGATAGATCTGATCAAAGAGAAGATCGAAAAGAAAAAGAATAAAGACAAAGTAGAAATAGGCGAACAATTTTAATGGCACTCTTTAGCGTAGCAAAAAAACTTCTCAAAAAAGCAGCTGAAAAATCTGCTAAGAAGGCCAAAGATGCGCGTAAAGCAAGTAAGAAGAAAAAAGAAGTCGAAACAAAGAAGCAACAAGACGCCGATGTTAAATCTTCCCGCACTAAAAAGCCAGCTGAGAGAAGTAAAGCTGAAGTCAAAGCTCGAACTGCACGCGCTAAACAACTGAGAAAACAACGCGAAACAAAACGTATAGCAAAGAATCAAAAGATTGCCGCTGGTACAAAAGGATTCAAAGGCAAAATGGCCGGTATGCTTGGAGCTGGTGGTATTGGTGGCTTGATTAGTTCGATGTTTGGTGGTGGTGGAGATGAGCCAGATGCTCTTGCTCCAGGCGGTGCAGAATATTTGCCTGACGATCAAGCACGTGCAACTCCTGCACAAATATTAGAATATAAGCCAATCGATTTGTCATGGATGCCGATGGCCATGGCAGTATCGATACCACAACTCGAAACAGACGAGCAAATCAGTGGTGCTGTTGAAGCAAGTATTGTTGTAACAGAAGACATTATGCTTGATGAAGAAGGTGGTTATCCGTTTATCGAAGCTGGTACAATGTTACCTACTCGTATTGCTGAAATAGGTAAACTCTTCCAAATTGTAGATGGTCTACGTAATCAAGTCGGTGATCTCAACAAACAACTGGTAATCACCAACAGCTCTCTCGGCGTTATTAAAGGTGCATTGAAAGATGCTATAGACCAAAACGCTGCTACTAATAGAGCTAATGAAAGACGTCGTGATGAACAAGATGTCGAAGGCGGCAGAATAAAAGGTGCTGCGCTTGCAGTCGGTGGATTAGCAGCTGCTTATGTTACTACAAAGGCAATGGGGTTCTTTGCTCGAGCAATGAATATAGCAACAATGGGCGCCATTGCAATGTATGCAGATGATGTTGCTGCCATGATGACTGATGATGAACCAGAACCAGAGATCGACGGATATACAGGAGCAGCTGATTCTGATATGGATTATGATGCTGCGCAAGAAGGCGAGTATCTAACTCCTGATCAAAAGAGAGAGCTCGGTCTCGATGCACCTGAAAATGACGGTGTTACCGAAGATGGTGATGCACAAGAAGAAACAGACATCGATGTCGAAGAAGAAGCTGGTTTAATTGTACAGACTATCGAAGCAATGGAAGAAGGTGTAACTGGTGATATTACAACAGCTGCTGAAGTTGCGGGCCTGGGAGCAATGGCAGCGACCGGTGTGAGTATGGCGGCTGGCGCTTTAGGCGCTACAGGTACGGCAGCGGCCGCAGCTGCGACGGCCACAGTATTGGCTCCTATTGCATTAGCGACAGGTGCTCTCGCAGGTGGTGCTATAGTCGGCACATTAATAGCTGATAATACAGAAATAGACGAAGCTATCGGTGAAGCCATCTTCGGCGGTGGTGATGTCAACGTTGAAGATGTAGAAGCTACATCAGACGAGGAGATGGCCGAAAAATATAGCGGTATGAACGATGTCGAAATGATGGGCGATCTTTTAGGTGAAGGCTTCTTCGATACTGCTGAATCAGAATCAGATATTAAAGCTGCATTTAAAGATATGCGTTATCGTGAATTCATGGATCTCGGTGAGAGATATGAAGAAGAACATGATACGCCTTTATCAGAAGCTATCTTCTCTGCTGTCGGTATGGAAGGCCTTGATGACATTTTGAATATGATTACTGCTAATGATGTTGCTGATGCAAAAGTAAAAGAAAGAGATGCAACTCCAGAAACTACAAACATCGTATTAGAAGAGGTAACAGCACCAGTCAGAGAATTGGTAGAAGAAGAGATTGCAGTACCTGAAGAAGAAATGAAATTTTATAATGCGGAAACAAAACAACTGCGCGATGATTACAGATCAGGCAGAATTAGTGGTTCAGAGATGTTGAATAGATTAGCTAATATTGATAATAGCGTCGAAACACTGATGAGAAATGGTATTCCACAACAGATGGAATTGCCTCAGATAGGTGAAGTAGTACCTATCAGCGATCTACTCGAAGAAGTTCCAGCTGAGGTGAGAGGTGAGGTTGAAGATGTGATTGCTGAGACAATAGAAACACCAATCAATAAAACAATCGATGGTATTAATGATAAGGTAGATACGGTAGTTGATGAGACTGTTGACGAGATAATGAAAACAACCATATTGCCTATCATTAAAAATGTTGGACAGTCAAAAATAAGAGATATACCTGGTGGTACTCAGATGAAATCACGTCTCGAACCAGCCGGTCCTACATACGTATCAGTAGATCCTTTCCTTTCTAACAAAAATCAGACATAAAAAAGGGTCGTAGACCCGCGCGCTTTTGAAGACATCTATTTCAATGCCCGCGCGCTTTTGAAGATCTACGACCCTAAGCTTCCCAAGCTATTAATCGTTAGCTAGCTTCCTAAAGAAATCGAGTGACTCATCATCGTCATCGAATGATGTAGTCGCGGCAACCTCAGGTTCTGCTTCGACCGCTGGAGGTGTCCAAGCTGGTTCAACAGGAGCAGCTGCAGGCGATGCATTCGGTACATCTTCTGCTACGCTATCAGGCTGTAGACCACCAAGCACACGCATCAATTTTTGTTGAAGCTCTTCATAAGACTTAAAGTTCTTCTGATCGAGGAACTCAGCCAATCCATGCTCTTGCTTCCAAATTGCTTCGAGATCTGAGTCATCGTTAGACAGTGCAGACGGAGAATCGAATGCAGACTTGTCATAGTTACGATAACCTTCGACTTTACGAATACGAAGGCGGAAGTTTGCACCTTCCCATAAATCAAATGGGTTTACTGCATCCTCATCTTCAAAAGCTGGGTGCATCAAGTCATTGATCTTATCGAAGATCTTTTTGCCATACTCATAGAGAAAGACTTTGCCTTCGTTCTGAGGATTGGCAGGATCAGAGATCACTTGAATATTTGATACGTAGTGAAGACGACGCTTCTGCTTACGTGCAATCTCTTTATCTGATTCAAGACCAGAGTTCCACAACTTAGAGTTGTATTCTCCGACAGGATCGTCAAGACCAATAGAAGTCAGTGACTTCTCAATGTACCAACCACCAGGGCCTTGGAAGCCATGATCCCAATATCGGACAAACGGGACATCTTCACCTGAGGGTGCAGGCAAGAATCGGATAATGGCAGAACCATTACCTGCTGTGTCGACTGTGGGTTTCCAAAAGCGCTCGTCAGGACCTGACTGTACTTGATTGCCAGCAACTTTCTCTGCGGCAGCTGTAAGCTTATCGAATGAAGACTTACGTGAGGATTTAAGCGATGCGAAATCGTTCATATGTGTTTCCTTGTATGTGCGAATGTATTAACAGTTTATCCACATTATTCATAATATAACAAGTATATTCTACTATAAAAGAGAGGAGTTGTAAACCCCCCTCCCCCTTATTTATATCACTTTTCAGTGACGAACTCATAAAGTTCACTTGCTTTCGACTTGATATCACTAGGTTGTGGTATCTTTGGTAAGAAAGACTTTACATTATCTAGTTGCTCTTCAAGCTTTTGCATTGCTACGATATCACCAGTATCTCGAATATTAGCAATTGTATTTTCGAGTTCTGTATGTAGATGCCAAAAGGCACCATTCATTTGATCGTAACGATTCATTTCGAGGTCGCGTGCCATTTCTAGCACTTTAAAACGTAGTTCGTAGGGATTGGACATAATATGTCTCCTGTGTGGTGTGTGTTAGATATGATTCTTAATCACATCATTGTATTTCTCTTTATCGTAAGAGATAAACGAGCCGTATTTAATCAGCTTATCACGTATCTTCGGCCACAAGATAGTGTCTGATATCTGACTATCCCAATAATGGAACATGTTACAAGTACCGTTGAGGATCACCATGGTCTCAGCCATGATTTCTCTACGGTTAAACATGTTCAGTATCTTAGGATAGTCACCAGATCTCACAGTAAATGCCTCATCGAGACTATCGAACTGTGATAGATCATTCTTAAACAGATATTCTAACGACTGATGGCGTTTCAGTGTCTCTTTATATCTGTCTATGCATTCTTGTTCAAGGAGCTGACCTGCCCACAAGTCTGGATTCTCCAGAAAATTGGAGGCAAGGTACAACTCGAGATTCTCTTTCTTAGAGAGTTTGTGAAAAAAGAAACGATCTTGCCTGAGGTCAAACTTATCCTTGCGTGCATTCGTCTTGCCATGATATTTAAAGTAATCATATGATGGCTGAGAGAAATGCAGTTTAATCGCAAGGTACTTCTGATATGCATCAAAAGGTTCAATCATATAGGTAAACGTGCAGTCTTCTGTAAAAAGTTGAGTTCTTCGGCTTCTTCTTGGATCTTTGCTTTAAGCGCTAGATTCTTTCGAATGTACTGCGCCACAGCTTCGATCTCAATATCGTTTCTTTCGCAATAATGTAAAATGGCATCCATATAATCGATCGAATCTTTCTCACGTAACTTCTCTATTTCGAATAAAAAAGATTGTGCACCGAATTCCTTCGGCGCATCATCGATTACTTTAGACATATTACTGTTTCGCTTTTTTAGCTTGCTTTTGAAGTTCAGCAACCATCTTCTCTTTCGTCTGGCGTCGATCAAGCTTGATACCTAAGTCGGCTGCAAGTTCATCAATCTTTGCCTTCGTGAGTTTCATCAGTTGCGCCTTAGTCGGTAATTTTGCTAATGCTTCTTCAACTGCTTCTTCGACATCGTCGATTACTTCATCAATGGCGTCTTCAACCTTTTCACGAGCTTCGGTGATGTCTTCTTGTACATCATCGATTTTCTCACTCACTCGAGGCCAAAAAACAAATGCGGCAATTGCTACCGCTACCAGTGCTGCAATAATTAATTCCATAATATATTCCTCCATAGTATGGAATACTATTTATGTGTGTAAAAAAGGCGGCCTTTCGACCGCCAAACCCTTACGCTGCTTGAGCGTATTCAATTGCCATACCCAAAGCGTTGATGTTCGTGTTCTTATTATGACCAAACCAAGCTGACTGCAGTCGAGTATCTTGACTGTTGCCGAGAGTGTGATTAGTCATGTAAGTCACTGCGTTGTAAGCATTCCACCATGTACCTTCGGCAAGTGATGCACCAGGTTGAGTGTTAATGATGTCCATTGCAGTGCGAGCGTTACGCGAACCAGCTTTCTTACCTTCTTGGAATGACTTCATAAGCTCGTCAAAGTCCATTGTACCAGCACGATTGGTGGTAACAGGGAAGACTTGGTTGAAGTACTCAAACAGTTCAGTTTGCTTGTAGTACTTCTTCGACAGAAAATCAGCCATTTCATGGTATGTTTCCATCTTCTTAGATGCCTCATCGAGAGCAAGGCGGACACGCTCTGCGTCAAACTCTGACTTGTGATTCAGAGAAATACCGAGCGATGCTTTGCCTTCGAGAGACATTGACAGGGTGTTATTACAAACGACCCGAATGGGTGTGAATCGAACATCGACACCGCGACCATAATTATGTGGATTTGACAGCAAGAGGTAGGAGTCTACCTGATCCTTACCGCCAAAGAGAGAAAAAGATTCGTTAATCTTAGCGAGTCCCCAAACAATCTGGCCATCTTTCAACGATCCAGCAGTGTGCATCGTCATGCCGCCAGCCTTAACATACTCGTCAAAGAACTCGAATGCATCAGCATTTTGGACTGGGATCCACTGATCTCCTACAACGTCGAGTACTTTGTTATCGGACGAACGAACCAAAGCTTTTTTACCTTCGATAGTGATCTCTTCACCATCTACCAGCGTAGTAATAGGATGACGATCTACTGACCAATCGAGACCAGCAACCTTCATCATCTCTTGAGGCGTCAGATCGTCTGTTACCTTGATACCTAAACCGTGCCAAGGAACTTCACCTGCGTACGCCATTGTTTCAACCATATGTGCCATATTATAATCCCTCCTACAGGATGTTTTTCAATTTACAAGTACCATTCTACCAAAAAGAATTAGTATTGTACATAGTTTTCGTGAAATAAATTAAAAATATTTCCTGACTTGAGCTGAACGAACTTACGTCGAGCTCTGTCAAAGAAACGAGGCTTACTAAAGAAAATCCACTCAGTTGTACCTGACTTGCAATAGCCAACACACTTACCTGCATCGTTCACAGCATAAGTGTGGTTCTTGACGTCATACTCGACCTCAGGCCAATCAGTGATTTCTTTGAATATTCTCATGCACGCAAACCCTCGAGAATGTCTTTCAGACCGTCAGTAGTCTGAAGATTTTGCATGAACCGCTGCTTGATACGATTACGCGTAGCATTGATAGCAGGATCCATACGATTGTCAACAGCACCAAACGAAGTTGACTCTTGACTCGTCAGCTTATCGTAGATATTGACGATCGTCTTGGCATGCTTGTGAGCAACCCATACATTACGACCATTGTCAGTACGAACCCAATGAAGTGGCTTCGGATTGCCGATCGAGTCGACGATCTTACGAAGCTGAATGATCATTTGTGGTTGCTTGAAGTCAGGATCAAACGCTTCGACTTCTTCAACTGCAAACGGATCGTTCTTTCTTTTTCTACCCATAATTACGCTGCCTCCTGTGGTGCGTAGGTGTCCAACCAAGCTCGAAGCTCGGAGAATAAAATAATATCACCATTTACCATTTCAAAAGAAATGCCATGATGTACTTCCTCGCCATTGTCCAACACGTCATGCGCAGAGAACTCCTTGGCGATTTCAGCACGCATACCAGACATCGGCCGGTTTTCAGTCGTGCGGTTAAAAGAGATACGATCTTCCTTGATCGTACCATAATAAGGTGCGTCCCAATCAGCACAGTGATTAGAAACACGGAAGTCGATATCATCGACAACAGTCTCACCAACGGAGTACTCTTCGAAGTACTCAGACTTGCTGGTACAAGCGGCCTCAACACGGGCCCACCACTGAGGGTCCATGTTCTCCTCGATGGTGCAGTTGAAAATATAGGTGTTTCCACCCTTCGGCTTCCAGTACTGCGGGCACTCGCCCTTACCGTCCCAATCGTGGGCGCCGTAGTTTTCCATGTGTTGAGTCTGAATGATCGCTTTCATAAGTATATCTCCATTTGACAAGAACCATTATACCCTGCTGAGACGGGATTGTACACCTCTAAGTCTATGATTTTGTTAGCTTTTCTGGGCGCATGCAAGTTATTGATTTCATTAGCCATTTTTTTGACAGTTTTTAGACTATTTTTGCATATTAATTACATTTTTTAGAACTTTTGCGTATAAGCCGTGAGATGTAGGGGGCCTGTCAATAAATGGACAGGGCTAGGAATTATGGGGTATAAATACTCATGTGGATGAGCCCATTCTACAGTATGCCTATATTGATGTACATAAAATTTTATAGGTAAAAATAACAATGGACAAACTAGACGCAAGCTTATTAAGGATTGTGTGCGTCGGTCTAGTGATTGTTTTATTAGGATTAGCTTGTTCCTCAGCAGTAGCACAAGAGGAAGAAGCGGTTGATCCCAATCTGATAAGAACTGAGTCGACAACTACAAGTACAGTTACAACAAATGGCAGCACGACTACAACACTGAAGTCGCCTCCTGCATCGGCGATTACACCAACTATCAATACATCGAACTCTGATCTTTGTACTTTTGGTGTAGCTGGAGCAGTACAAACACAAATTCTCGGTATTTCTACAGGTACTCAATTTACTGATGAAAACTGTGAACGACTGAAGAATGCCAAAACTCTATATGATATGGGTATGAAAGTGGCAGCTGTGTCACTGATGTGTACTGACGAAAGAGTATTCGATGCAATGATGAATGCTGGTACACCATGCCCTTATGACGGACTGATTGGTCCAGAAGCCAAAGCTGCGTGGCTTGCCGACGGCAAGACAGTAGAACCTGGCGAAAAAAAAGATGAGGGAATAGATGAGAATACGAAGGATACAGCAATGGCTGGTGGCGGTGTCGCTGGTCTGCTGGCACTCTTACTCTTACTCTGAACAAGTATTTGGTCAAACGACCAATGCAGCTCAGAATGGCTATTCATGGGTTATGGAAAACCTATTGCCTCAACAAACAGGATTGCAAGTCAATCAAGTTTTGTATCGGTACACGACAGTCAAGAATCCTGAAGATCCTTTACTTGTCACAATACAAAACGAAAACGCAGTCGACGGTGGATATATCTTTCGAGAAACCGACGACTGGACAGGATTGCCTGGTAACTCTATCTTCAAAGTAATCGGTGTTGGTGGAATTCCTATCGATTATTGGGGAGATGGAGAAATAACATGGGAAGGTGACGGTAAAGTTACAGACCCATCAGTGATTTACACTTATCAGTATGATACATGCTTTGATCCGCAAGCGGATCCATCGTGTCCTGGTTATCAGGTAGAAATACCCGATATCCCATCAGTTGAAGTAGTAGATCCACTCGACGATACGTTTGTGCAAGACGAGATCGACAGAGAGATGACTATGCGTGATGAAGATGAAGATGAACGCGAGCGACAGGAAGTTGCAAAAGAAGAAGATGCAGAGGAAGAGGTTGATCTTGAGACAGTTTTAGGTATAGCGAATAGATCGTTACAGAATGCTCAAGATACTGCTAGACATAATCAAGTAATGGCATTGAATGCATTTACGAATGTATATTATGACCAATTACCTGACACTGTTTATAATGAAACAATTCAACTCAAAGATGCTGCGTTGCCTAGAAATAATCGGGGACGCAGATTGCAATTTGCACAAGACTTACTTCATGATAAATTAGTCAAATCACAATATAAAGGAGAACGTTAATGTTCAAGAAAATTTTGGCTGCAGCAATTGCGGTATCAGCAATGAGTGTACAAGCACTCGATGCTCCTATCGTGGGCAATGTCGAATCTAAGTGTGTAGTAACTCTCGATAAGCAGGGTGTTTACGGTAACCCATCAGCTAGTATCCTATCAACTGATGCTGCTGACGGCGGTGTTGAGCCTGTTGTTCGTTACGATGTAGTTATCGCTGACGCTTATAAGGCTGTTATCACTCATCCTTCTTCATTCTCACAAAGTCCTGCGCTTTCAGATACTGTTGCTTGGACCGGTTCTACTGCTGTAGAAGCTGTGTCTGATGCTCAGATGTCTGCATATGACACGAGTAAAATCGAATATGATTCTACTACTGAAGTAGATCTCGAATTTACTGGTAGCACTTGGTTTAAGGTTAGTTCAGAAGCCGATTACGGCGTTAGCAAAGCACTTCCTGGTGGCACATACACCGCGATTGTACAGGCTAACTGTATAGCGATCTAAAATCATGCGCTATATTATGTGCTTATTGTTAGTCCTGAGTGGGCCCGTTGTGGCCCATTCATGGACTCCAACCTACCCAGATCTCGAACCCTCATTTGTCGACGGAATTTACGTAGCTGAAATGGAGCTATGGAATTCTCGTGCCGATGTTAACTACTATACCTTCGAAGTATTTGATGACGAATGGGCTCATGTCCCATGGGCAGCACAAGAAAGAAATACACCAGTCAAATATTTAGAAAGGAAGAAGATAAATATATACATAAGACAGGGTGATTTGCCTCGTGTAAGATATATTTGTTCTCGATCTTTACACGTAAAGTCTAATGAGACGGCGAGTTTGGTTTCTTCTAGGATATGTTCTAAAATAAAATGAAAAGATTATTGACATTGCTGATACTATTTCCATGCTTTGCATATGCTCAGTCGAATGGTATCAACTTAGCTATACCGAATTCTCCACAGAGTTTTCAGTCAGACAGAATACGAGCTGGTGATCTAGAATGTTCAGCAGCAATTGGTTCATCTACGAATGTAGAGTTTGGTGTTGTTGGCATACTGAACCAAAACGATCCGTATTATAATAATTTGGATCCGATGTACAATTTCCAACAAGATGATTTTATGAGAGATATAGGTGTATACGGTAGAATTACGATTCCTATCGGCGCGCCAAAAGAAAGACTCAATTGTAATGTATTATATAAACTCGAGTTAGAAAAGAAACGACTCGAAGTACTGAAGTTACAGCGCGAGATACAAAACCTTCGGAACTTACAGTTTGAAGCTCCGACGGCACCAAGTGTAATGGCAGGTAATACAGATAAGGAATAATCATAATGGTAGAAATAGCAGCCGCGTTGTCGATGGCTGGTTCTGCTTTTAATATGATTAAAGGAGCGATTGAGAAAGGACAAGAAGTCCAAGATATGTATGATGTTTTTGCAAAATTCTTTGATGCGAAAGAAACACTAGCAGAAGCCAATCAACATGCAACAAACCCATCAATGGTGGGCAAATTATTCGGTGGTAACAGTGTAGAAGCACAAGCGCTACAAGTTACCGCTGCTCGTCATAAAATAAAACAACTAGAAAAAGAACTTTACGAATTTCTTCTTTATACTGGTCAACAACAGTTTTATGAAGATATGATGAAAGAGCGCAGACTTATTCGTCAGCAAAGAATTATAGCTGCAGAAAAGGCAGCCCGTAAAAAAGCATTTTATATTGATGTAGCTGCTATTGCGGGTTTCTTTATATTCTGTGGTGTATTAATTGCTGGCTTTGTGAGTATACTATGAAGTGGTATACAATTTACGATAAGAACGGTGCTATCATCATCAGAACAACAAAT